ATCTTTGGTGATGCAACTACCCCAATGTTGTTCTATAAGATTGATAAAAACTTATGGTCTGCTATAAAAACATTTGTTGTGTTCTTGGATAAGTTGCCCGACTATCCAAGAACATATATTCATGATATTGAGTTAGATCAAAAATGTTTAGATGCTCTCAACGGGATTTCTAATGGATAAAGACAAAATTGATAGAGTAATCGATGCTTTTCGTTCAGCAATGTATAATGAGTTTAGTGTCAATGAGGAAGGCATGGTGGCAAATCCTCCTGGGGGAAGTGGTGGATTTGGTAGTTCCTCCAATGCTGCTGGTCCTACTGCTGGTTACGACTCCACTTTGAGGTTGGATGGTAGAAACAAGTATGTCAAAAAGGCTATCAAAGATTTGATGGATAGACAGCAGAAAAGAAAGGACAGAAGAGAAAAGAAAAAGGCTTTAAATTTCAATCCTTACTTTAAACCACAAAATGGAAGATCAAGTTAGGATAGCAGTACTTGAACAAAAGATTGAGGATCTTAAACCAATCATCCTCAAGATTGACGTAGCCATAGAAAAATTATCTGAAGTAAATACTACTGTAAGTAGAATGCTTGCAGTTCATGAAGAAAGAATATCAAAACAAGAAGAAATCGACACAATACTCTTTGCTAAAATTGACAAACTCCGTGATAAAATGGACGGGGATCATGACATCGTATTGCAAAGAATACGTCAATTAGAAAGAAGAGTTTGGATGGCGGTGGGTGGTATCACTGTCTTGACTGTAGCTACAAGAATTGTGACGGCGCTCCCACAATTCTTGACAGTTCCTACTGAAGTCTCTACAATAGAGAGGAGTTATACTGGATGATATGGATTATATTGATGTTAAGTACATCAATCTGATTTCCTCTCGACTACCAAAGTTCAAAAAGGTAAAACCACATCTTTACAACTTCCGTTGTCCGATTTGCGGTGATAGTCAGAAACAAAAGAATAAAGCAAGAGGGTATCTGTATCAGGTAAAAAACAATACCAACTACAAGTGTCATAACTGTGGTATTAGTATATCTTTCAATAGTTTTCTGAAGGACTTAGATCCCGAGACTCACAAACAATATGTGTTTGAAAAGTTTAAGGAAGGGCACACAGGAAAGAACTATCCTGTTGAGACTCCAGAGGATATTTTTAAGAAACTCGATTCATCAAAACCGTCCTTTAAAAAGAAGGTAGTTATTGATCTACCAGATGCTTTTTCAGTACAGATATCTAGAAGGTATCTTCATGATAGAGCTATTTTTGATGGACAGTATTATTATGCAGAAAACTTCCAGGTATTTGTGAATAGTATCAAACCAGACACTTTTCCAAATACAAAGTATGGTGAAGAAAGAATCGTAATTCCTCTTGTCAGGGATAACAAACTTATAGGTATTCAGGGAAGAGCACTATCTTCCAATCCTATTAAATACTTAACCATCATGTTGGACGAAAATGCTCCCAAAGTTTTCGGACTTGACACAGTCAATAAAGATCTACCAGTCTTTGTGGTTGAAGGACCCTTCGACAGCACTTTCATCAACAATAGTGTGGCTTTGTGTGGCAGTGATGGTGAAATTAGTGATCTTGAGGGAAGCGACAAAGTTTTTGTATACGATAATGAACCCCGTAATAAAGAAATTGTTAATCGAATTGAACGATGTATTGAACGGGGAGAACGAGTCGTCATCTGGCCATCCAACATCATTGATAAAGACATAAATGATATGGTTCTATCTGGACATAAAGTCCAAGAAGTAGTAGAATCAAATGTATATCAAGGTTTACAAGCAAAACTTAAATTTACAACCTGGAAAAAGATATGAGCAACGGTTTGAAAGTTACTAAGAGAAATGGATCTGTTGAGAAACTCGATCTCGATAAGATGCATAAGATGGTTGAGGAGGCAACTAAGGGTCTGGCTGGTGTGTCTGCAAGTCAAGTAGAGATGACTTCAGGTATTCAATTTTATGACGGGATTACCACCCAGGAGATCCAGGAGATCCTCATTAAGAGTGCCAGTGACCTGATTGACCTAGACCACCCTAATTATCAATATGTTGCTGCTCGTCTCCTTCTCTTCTCGATTAGGAAACAATTGTTTGGTCGTATGCATGAGATGCCAAGTCTCATAGATCATATTCAGAAACTTGGTTATGATAATCTCTATGATAAGGAGATTTTCTCAAAGTATTCTTTAGAGGAAATCAACAAGGCGGAAACTTTCATTGATCACGATCGTGATTTTCTATTCACGTATGCTGGATTGAGACAGGTTGTGGATAAATACCTAGTACAGGATAGAAGTTCTGGGAAGGTCTATGAGACTCCCCAGTATATGTACATTATGATTGCATTGACAATCTTCCAAGAGTATCCTAAGGAGACACGTCTCTCATATGTTAAGCGATACTACGACGCAATTTCACGACACAAAGTCAACATCCCAACACCAATCATGGCGGGGGTCAGGACACCCCTACGTCAGTTCGCATCTTGTGTTCTCGTTGATGTTGATGACACCCTGGATAGTATTTTTACTAGTGACATGGCCATTGGTCGTTATGTCGCACAGAGGGCTGGAATCGGTATCAATGCGGGTAGAGTCCGTGGGATCAACAGTAAGATCCGAGGTGGAGAGGTACAACACACAGGTGTTGTCCCCTTCCTTAAAAAGTTTGAAGCAACTGTCCGATGCTGCACACAAAACGGTATCCGAGGTGGCTCTGCTACAGTTCATTTTCCTATCTGGCACCAAGAGATAGAAGACATCCTTGTTCTGAAAAACAACAAGGGCACCGAAGACAATCGCGTGAGGAAACTTGATTACTCCATCCAACTTTCAAAGATTTTCTATGAACGTTTCATTCAGAATGGAGAGATTAGCCTCTTCTCACCGCATGACACGCCAGGTCTTTATGATGCTTTTGGCACTGATAGATTTGATGAGTTGTATGTGGGTTATGAACAAGATCAGTCTGTCCCAAGAAAAACTATCGGAGCTCAAGAACTCTTTCTCAATCTCCTGAAGGAGAGAGCAGAGACTGGTCGTGTTTACATCATGAACATTGACCATTGTAATTCTCACTCTTCTTTTAAAGATCGTGTGACAATGAGTAATCTGTGTCAGGAGATCACTCTCCCCACTGAACCACTCAACCATATTGATGAGGAGATGCCTGGTGAGATTGCTCTGTGCATTCTGTCTGCTATTAACGTAGGTAAAATCAAGTCTGATGAAGAACTAGAAGATCTATGTGATCTTTCGGTTCGTGGTCTTGAGGAACTGATTGACTATCAACAGTATCCTGTACGTGCCGCTGAGATCGCCACAAAGGGTCGTAGATCCCTTGGTATTGGGTTTATCGGACTCGCACACTATTTGGCTAAACTGGGATACCATTATGATTCTCAAGAGGCATGGGATGCAGTCCATGGTCTCTCCGAATCTTTCCAGTATTACCTCCTCAAGTCATCCAATGAAATTGCCAAAGAGAAGGGACACTGCGAGTACTTTGGAAGAACTAAGTACGCTGATGGGATTCTTCCTATCGACACGTACAAAAAGGATGTTGATGAGATTAGTTCACAGGAGCTCGTACATGATTGGGAGGGTCTTAGAAAGTCAATTCTGGCTACAGGACTACGACACTCAACACTGTCTGCTCAGATGCCATCGGAGAGCAGTTCCGTTGTGTCAAACGCAACAAATGGAATTGAACCACCTAGAGACTATCTGTCCATTAAGAAGAGTAAGAAAGGACCCCTTAAGCAGATTGTACCGTCTTATCAAACACTTAAAAATAATTACACGTTACTCTGGGAAATGAAGAGTAATACTGGTTATATCAACGTGGTTGCAGTTATGCAGAAGTTCTTTGATCAAGCAATTTCTGGTAACTGGAGTTACAATCCAGAGAACTATCCTGATAATGAGGTCCCTGTTTCTCAAATGGCAAATGACCTTTTGACTACATATAAGTATGGTTGGAAGACTTCTTATTATCAAAACACCTATGACATCAAAACTGATGAAGTAGTTGAAGAGAAGTCTGATTTGAACAATCTATTAGAAGAATTAACCCAAGCCGAGGAGGGAGAGTGTGAGTCTTGCGCAGTTTAAGGTATCATCGGTAGATGATCGTCACATCATGAGTGAAGTGAAAGGAATGACTGTATTTAATTCCGAGGTTCATAATACAAAGAAACAACCAATGTTCTTTGGTAAACCACTCGGAATTCAAAGGTATGATTCATACAAGTATCCAGTCTTTGAGAAACTCACGACTCAACAATTAGGATATTTTTGGAGACCAGAAGAGGTTTCCTTACAAAAAGATCGTGGTGATTATCATTCACTACGTCCAGAACAAAAACACATTTATACTTCTAACCTGAAGTATCAGATCATGTTAGATTCAATTCAGGGAAGAGGACCAGGGATGGCATTTATTCCCTATTGTTCTCTCCCTGAACTCGAAGCATGTATGGAAGTATGGGGATTTATGGAGATGATCCATAGTCGTTCATACACATACATCATCAAGAATATCTACTCAGATCCATCTGAAGTATTCGATACTATCATTACTGATGAGAGAATTCTTGAACGAGCCAAGAGTGTTACAGAGTCATATGATGATTTCATCAATAGTGCCCAACTTTGGGGCACTGGAAATATGTGGCAAAGTGATTTCCGTCAGTCACCAACAGCAGCCTGGGAGATCAAAGATGTCAAACGCAAACTGTACAGAGCAGTTGCCAACGTTAACATTCTTGAGGGTATTAGGTTCTACGTTAGTTTTGCTTGTAGTTTCGCCTTTGGTGAACTCAAACTCATGGAGGGATCAGCAAAGATCATCTCCCTGATTGCAAGAGACGAGAATCAACACTTAGCAATCACTCAGAACATTCTGAATAAGTGGAGATCAGGAGATGATCCTGAGATGGCACAGATTGCTAAAGAGGAAGAGGAGTGGTTGTATGCCATGTTCGACAAGGCTGTCAACGAAGAAAAGAAATGGGCTGATTATCTGTTCAAAGATGGAAGTATGATCGGTCTGAATGACACACTTCTCAAACAATATGTTGAGTGGGTCGCTAACCGTAGACTCAAAGCCATCGGCATGAAACCCGTTTACGATATTGCAGCAAAGAATAATCCTCTCCCATGGACACAACACTGGATCTCTTCCAAGGGTCTTCAGGTTGCTCCACAGGAGACTGAGGTCGAATCTTACGTCGTTGGTGGAATTAAGCAAGATGTCACAAAAGACTCATTCACAGGATTCAAACTCTGATCCTAGAAACGAGGAAGACTACGATACATGGGAATATGGCACTGAACCTATTCCCTATGATGAGAGTTGGAATGGTCAAGGTGATTGGAATGACCATGTTATAGGAATACAGATTCAACAATCAAAGAGGCAAAAGAAAAAAGACAACTACATACAAGAGTAGTATGAAAAAGAGTGAGTGTCTGACTACGAAAACCCTTGGATCTTTGAAGGTAAATCCTTTACCTCTGATCTTATTGGTGACAACTTTGGCTTTGTTTACTGTATTACCAATCTCGTCAACAAACGAAAATACCTTGGTAGAAAGTATTTTTGGTCGTTTAGAAAACCAAAAGGAAAAAGTAGAAAAGTAAAGTCAGAATCTGACTGGAAAAAATACTATGGTTCATGTCCTGAACTTAAAGAGGATGTGAACCATTTTGGTAAACAAAAATTCTCACGAGAGATATTGTCCCTACATAGTACTAAGGGAAAGGTTAATTTTGAGGAGACTCGTCAACTCTTCTTAAATAACGTCCTAACAGAAAGTTTGACAGAAGGTATCCCTGCCTACTACAATAGCAACATTCTGGGACGTTATTACCGAAAAGACTATTTTGAGTCACCCACAGAAAACTGTGAGGTGGATGTAGAATTAAACTGAATTGATGTTAAAAAAACTGTTTATTGCTTTATTGGCAACTTCTGTTCCAGCTGCTTGTGCTTATCCAAGTATCAATGAAATTGATAATCCTCCCGAGGTTGATGTAACAGTCAATGTAGAGAAAGCAATTCCAATTGAGGTAGTAGAAAAGGAATGGAAGTGTCCTGGTTGTAACAAGAATGAACAGTATGTTCTTCAACAGTTACAAGAAAGAACCAATATCTCTGATCGTAATGCCCTTGCTACAATCATGGGTAACATCAAATCTGAATCTGGATTCCGTCCTAATGTTTGTGAAGGTGGTGCAATTGTTCCTTATCACCAATGTCTAAGTGGTGGTTATGGTTTGATTCAGTGGACTACAACTGCAAGATACAAAGGTCTTGGTACCTTCGCTGCTCAATATAAATGTGATCCAAGTTCACTGGATTGTCAGGTTCGTTATATGATAAACGAGAATCAGTTTCAGAAAATTCTCCCTGAGTTTGAAGGAAGAGGTCAGACTGTTCATCAATACATGGTAGGTGCTTATTATTGGTTGGGTTGGGGTATCAAAGGATACCGTGAACAATATGCTTATGATTATACTAAAAGGATGGTTTTTGAATGATTAAAAAAATTAAAACTGCATTAAAAAGGACATATAAGTTTTTTATACCTAAGAGTGAAAAGATTATTCAAAAGGTTACCGAAAAACTCAACAAAACACATAAGACCATTCCTGCACCAGTCATTATTCCCACTGATGCATGGTTTGATAAACCAGTCCTTTCCCAAAAAGCCCTTGACAAACAAGCAGAGATTTATCATAATGAAAGGGTCGAGAGGGAGAACAACACCAGTAAGGAGCCACAAAACATTCATCAAGTAATGTATGAAAAGGCAACCAAGGGTATTAACACTACACTTACTCTTGACCCACTTCCTCAAGGTGGTTCTGAAAACTTCCAAGAGGGTTGGAACTCTGGAACTGGAATGAATCAGTTTAGAGATTGACAGAGGTAGGTTTCCCCTCTATAATAAGGAAACCGCAAGGGCACATAGCATAATGGATAATGCAACTCTCTTCTAAAGAGTCGATTGGGGGTTCGAGTCCCTCTGTGCCTGTTGGTTAGAATAAATAACTCTAACCAATCTTTCTTTATGATGTATGGCTAACTGTTCTACCTGTAAAGTTCTTCTATCTGAAGAGAATACATATAGGAAAAAAGAAAAAGGTAAGACAAGACTTTATAGTTATTGTAAAACCTGTTTCAATAATATATGTAAGCAAAGATGGATAGAAAGAAAGGAGAAGGCTGTAGAATATAAAGGAGGTAAGTGTCAGGATTGTGGATATGATAAGTGTATAGCTGCACTTGAATTCCACCATTTAGACCCCGCTTCAAAAGAAGCAAACTGGAATAAAATTCGTTTGTGGGAATGGAGTAGAGTCGAGAATGAACTTGACAAGTGTGCCCTCTTGTGTTCTAATTGTCATAGAGAAAGACATCATTTGCCACTTTAGCTCAGCTGGATAGAGCAGGGTTTTTGTAAAGCTCAGGTCACCCGTTCAAGTCGGGTAAGTGGCTCCAGGGGAATTAGCTCAGTTGGTAGAGCACCTGCTTTGCAAGCAGGCTGTCAGGAGTTCGAGTCTCCTATTCTCCACCTCGCGGAATTAATTCAGTGGTAGAATGTCAGCCTTCCAAGC